CCATCTTATTTTTTTGGTCAACACCTTTACCCAAATGGTGGACGTAAACTAACCATAACAGAAGGAGAGATTGATTGTCTTACAGTTTCGCAAATAGTTGGTGATAATAAATATCCAGTTGTATCTTTACCTTCAGGAGCACAAAACGCAAAGACTGTTTTTAGAAAGCATATTAACTGGCTAAATAAGTTTGAACAAGTTATACTTATGTTTGATATGGACGATGTTGGTCAAAAGGCTATTGAAGATGCGGCTCACATATTACCTGTTGGTAAAGTAAAAGTAGCTAAACTTCCTTTGAAAGACCCAAATGAAATGTTACTACAAGGACGTGCACAAGAATTAATATCAGCTTTTTGGGATGCAAAGACTTGGAGACCCGACGATATTATTTGTGGCTCTGATTTATTTAAAAGACTTACTACTACAAAAGTTTTTGAAACTGTATCGTATCCTTTTGATGGTTTGAATAAGTTAACACATGGTTGTAGAAAAGGAGAAATAGCTACATTTTGTGCGGGGTCGGGTATAGGTAAGAGTCAGGTATGTAAAGAGATTATATATCACATGTTAAAATCAACCGACAAAAAAGTTGGTTACATAGCTCTTGAAGAATCTATAGAAAGAACAGCTAATTCTATTATTGGTTTAGAAATGAACAAGCTATTACATCTTGAACCTATAACTGTAAACGATGCTTACACAGAAGCTTTTAATACTACAGTTGGTACTGGTAGGTTTTTTCTATATGACCATTGGGGTTCAATGGAAGGAGATAATTTATTAAATCATATTCGATATATGTGCAAAGCTCTTGAAGTAGAGTATATTGTTTTAGACCATTTATCTATAGTCGTTTCAGGTTTAGGCGATGGTGATGAAAGAAGAATGATTGACAATATAATGACCAAGCTCCGAGCTTTAGTAGAAGAAACTAAAGTTGGTTTAATATTAGTTAGTCATTTAAAAAGACCACAAGGAGTTGGGCATGAAGATGGGGCACGTACCCATCTCAGCCAACTCCGAGGGTCAGCAGGTATTGCACAAATGAGCGATATATGTTGTGGATTAGAGCGTAATCAACAAGCACAAGAAAATGCGAATAGAACAACTATACGAGTTTTAAAAAATAGATTTTCAGGACAGACAGGAGTAGCTTGTCAACTTGAATATGATAATAAAACAGGTAGATTAAAAGAGATAGGTAATATACCTGAAACAGAGGAAACCCCATTTTAATATGAAGTTCTGTTCAAATTTTAGACATGACCTTGAGGTCGGACAAATAGCTGAAAAAGCTTTGGCTGATATTTTTGAAAATAAAACAATAGAAGTTAAGAACGATTTGAAAGCTATGAAGACTGGTAATTTATTTATTGAATATATGTCTAGAGGTAAGAAAAGTGGTATTGATAAAACAGAAGCAGATTTTTGGTGTTTTTTAGTTGGTGATGTGTTTATACTACTTGCTACTAAAAAATTAAAAGAGTTAGTAGAACCATTAAAAGGTACATCCGCTGAAAGATTGGGAGGGGATAACGATACTTCAGTAGGTGTGCTTTTACCTTTAATAGAATTATTGTCCCTAGGGAGAAAGAAAGACGATGAAAATAGGAATAGTTGATATTGAAACAAATGGTATTAATGATTGGGCATGTTTATCTGATTTAAAAGAAGTACATTGTTTATGTGTATTTGATTCTGATGACCAAACAGTTCATAGATATAATCAACAAACAACAATTAAAGCAGGATTAAATCACTTACGAAAGTTTGATATGCTTGTAGCTCACAATGGAATCAACTTTGATTTTCCAGTATTAAAAAAATTATATGGATTTGAACATGAAGTTGTAAGAGACACAGCTATTATGTCACGTTGTATATATCCTGATATACGAAACAAAGATTTCCAAAGAGAGAACTTTGATAAAGAACTTATTGGTTCTCATAGTTTAAAAGCTTGGGGAAAAAGAATAGGTAAGTTTAAATCTAATTTTGGAGAAACAACTGACTGGTCAGTATGGTCAAAAGAAATGGAAGACTATTGTGTACAAGATGTTTATGTTACTCTTGAACTATATCATTTTCTTATGAATAAAAATCCAAACCCAATAATGATGCAGTTAGAACATAAGTTTGCTACTTTAATTAGAGAGCAACAAGAAAATGGTTTTCCTTTTAATGTAAGAGGTGCAGAAGAATTAACAAAAAAACTTATGATAAGACAGCACACTTTACTTGAAGAATTACAAAAAGTATTCCCACCAAGAATACAACAAATGAAAAGTAGAGTATGGGTTAATGAAAGTAATGGTGTTACTTTTGATTCTAAAAAAGATGCACTTATTGCAGGTTATAAAAATGTTGTACAAGGAAACTATAAAACAAAAGAAATACCATTTAATCCAAATAGTCGTGACCAAATAGCTGAAAGACTTATGGAAGCAGGATGGAAACCAAAAGCCTATGAAGGTAAAAGACCTACAATAAATGAAAGTGTTTTGAAAGATATAGATACAGAGCAATCAAATAAATTACTTGAGTATCTTACTATAAGTAAACGCTTAGGTCAGATAGCCGAAGGTAGTCAAGCGTGGTTAAAAACAGTTATCAAAAATAGAATACATGGAAGTGTAAATACTAATGGAACTGTATCAGGTAGATGTTCACATAATAATCCTAACATAGCTCAAGTTCCTGCTACAAGAGCACCTTATGGAGCAGAATGTAGAGAACTTTTTACAGCACCTGAAAGTAAAGTATTAGTTGGGTGTGATGCTTCAGGATTAGAGTTACGTTGTTTAGCTCATTATCTTAGTCCTTGGGATAAAGGCGAGTATGGTAAAAAGATTGTTGAAGATGATATTCATTCTGTTAATCAAAAAGCAGCAGGGTTATCTTCAAGAGACCAAGCTAAAACATTTATATATGCTTGGCTTTATGGAGCAGGGGATTTAAAAATAGGAAGCATTGTTGGTGGTAATTCTAACGATGGAAGAAGATTAAAAGATAACTTTACAAAAAAGATACCTGCTGTAAAACATTTATTACAAGCTGTAAAACAAAAAGTAGAAACTACTGGTGTATTGAAAGGACTTGATGGTAGAGAATTACCTGCACGTTCTGCTCATTCTGCTCTTAACTTGTTATTACAATCAGCAGGTGCTATTGTAATGAAACAAGCTTTAGTAGAGTTTAGTGAGTTAGCTTCTTATCCTTATGAGATGCATGCTAATGTACATGATGAAGTACAGTTTAGTTGTTCACCTGAACATGCTGATACGTTAGGTAAAGAGTTTGTTTGTGCTATACGTTTAGCAGGAGAAACATTAAAATTTAACTGTGCACTTGATGGAGAATATCATGTTGGACAATCGTGGAAGGAGACACACTAATGGGAAAAATAAAAGAACAAACAATTAAAAAAAGAACAGCTATCGTAGATGGTGATATGTTAGTGTATCGTGTTGCTTTTAGTTGTGAAGTAGAAACTAACTGGGGTAATGATTTATTTACTTTACATTCAGACTTAAATGAAATGAAAAGTGAAACTTATAGATTCTTAGATAACTTAAAAGAAAAGTTAGATGTAGAAAATTTAGTTCTAATCTTTAGTCCATCAACTAATTTTAGATATAAACTTATGCCTTCTTACAAAGCTAATAGAAAAGACAAACGAAAACCTTTAGGTATGAAAGCATTGAAAGCTTGGATGCAAGTAGAGTTTGAATCTGAAGTTGCTGAAGATATGGAAGCTGATGATTTAATTGGTATAAAATGCACTTCTAACCCACATGACTACATTGCAGTTAGTGGCGATAAAGATTTTGCTACCTTACCTATTCTTTGGTATAACCATTTAAAAGGAGATACTGTATATACAACTCCTGAGCAATCTATATATAACCACCTTGTTCAAACTATAGCGGGTGATGTTGCTGATGGCTACCAAGGAATAAAAGGAGTAGGTGTTAAGACTGCTCAAAAACTTTTAGATAAAGAGGGAGCAACTTGGGAAACAGTTTTGAAAGCTTATGATAAAGCAGGAATGACTGAAGAAGAAGCTATATTAAATGCACGTATGGCTTATATATTACAGCAACATAATTATAATGCTGCTACTAAACAAATAATATTATGGAGTCCACCTTATGAATAGATATGAAATATTATATGCATTGTTTTTAATGACAATGGCGGGAATAGTTTGTGCGGGTTTGTTTAGGATGTTAACGTGATTTTACCTAAAGATGATAATGAAAGAAAAAAGATAAATATCTATTCAGGTGTTATCAAATACTTTCCAAGAGCGTTATGTGCTGTGGCTTTACGTTCAGCGGCAGGCAGTAAACAACTACACCCCGATGAGCCAATGCATTGGGATAGAAACAAATCAAAGAATGAACTTGATTCTATGATGCGACATATCCTAGATGAAGATTGGGATGCAGTTGCTTGGAGAGCGTTAGCTAATTTAGAGAAAAAATTAGAAGAAAAAGAAGAAAGAGAGTAGACATATATGAAAGAAAGCGAGCAGGCACCCTTTCCAAAGGTTACAAAAACACTTGTAAAAGCACTTAATGATGCTTTCCCTATGAAAGATTTTAACCCTGATACTAGTCTTAGAGAATTAGATTATCATTATGGTCAGCGTTCTGTCGTAAACTTTTTAAAATTAAAACTAGAAGAACAGAACGAAAATTTATTAAACAACTTTTAAAAAAGGAATATTATGTGTTTATCTATGCCAAGAATACCCGATGTGCCTGAGCCAAGACCTGCTCCTGCACCTCCTCCTCCTACTCCAGTAGCAAAACGTATTACTAATGTACCTAGAAAAAAAAGAAGACAGCAACAAGTTAGAGGTAATCCATTAGTAATAGACAGAAGTAGTGCGGGAGTAAATACAGGCGGTATGCAGAGTGGTGCTGGACTTTATTAATTAAAAAAGAGGAAATAAAATATGTCATTAGTCAAGACTTATACATCAAATACTTCAGATACATTTGAACACAATGGTGGTGCAGGTGTAATTGCAGTTGCTGTTGCTTCAGGAAGTGGAACAATAACTTTATCTCATTCAGTTGGTGGGGTAGATGTTACTATTGATTCGTTTACTGCTTCAGGAGGTTCTAGATTTTTTAGTCCTTCAGGAACTTTAAAAGTAACTTCTTCAGGAATCAGTTCAGCAACCATTCATGTTGATGTAGCACCATTAAGTACAATAGGATAATTTATGTTTAGTGCTTTTCCATTAAGCCAATCACTTAACGATGGTAGTGTGGCTATAAAACAAAACCCACTTACAACTCACACTAGAGAAGTTAGCAGTGATGGTAAAACTTTATCTAATATCAAAGGAACTAATAGAAATATAATAGGTATTAACTCTTTAATAGTAGGTGATGGTAACAAGGTAATATCAGCTAATCCTACAGGTTTAGGTGCAGGTAATTTTTATTATGAGATAATATGTAAATTTACTTTTGTAGCTAGTTCGTATATTTTTGGAGATGGAGATACATTCACTAATAATAGATGGTTTGCTTTACAACATCAATCATCAACAGGAGGATTAAATCTTGTTATAGATGGAGATGGTACAAAATCAACCCACGAAGTGTTTAATTCTAGCCAAGTACAAGATAATGACATAATAAAAGTTGTAGTAAAAAGAGAAGGGTCTACAGTTACATCTATAGGTACTAATCTTACTCAAAATGGAACTGCAACTAATGTCTATTCAAATTCAAATGATTTTTCAGGTGGTAATACATTAACTATAGGTGGTATATCTGATGGGTCAGGAATTTTTGGTTTTACAAATGTAGAAATGTTTTTATTTAAAGCAGGTACAAGTGAAACAGATTTAGTTACTCATTATGTGTTTGCAGAAGGAAGTGGAGAAAGCGTATTTGATATAAGTGGACAAGGCAATCACGCTTTAAAAAATGCTAGTTATTCTTTTCCTGCTAGGGGTACAGAGGATATTGTTATAGGAAGCCATAATCATCAATATGGATTTATTACATCTGCTATAACAGAGAAATCAGTATTTAGTGGAACTAATTGTACAGGTGCTATAAATGCTGATGGAGATTTAGTTGTAACAAGTACAGCAGATAGTAATGTATCTTGGACTTTAGGATTTCCTGTTCAACTAACAGGAAGCGTAACTCTTGCATATGATGCTGTTGTTAGTGATGGTGGAAGTGTAGCGTGTAATATTAATTTAAATGATACAGGCTC